TGTGTTTTTTGTTTTTTTATTTTTTTTGATTTGTTGTTTTAATTGAGAAAGAGAATCAGAAGCGGTAAAGCAACGGAAAACTTACACAAAGTCAGGAATTTGGCCTGTTTGTATAGTCATGAGTATTGAATCGGGCGTCAAAGGAATGTTTGGCGATGGGCGGACGACTAGATTGTGAGTCCGTTCGAATTCAGCCATGGTTATAGCGGAGGGGGGGATAGCGTCAGGATGGTTGATGAAGTGAGCGTAGTTCCATTTTGGTCCAAAGGAGAGGGGGCCGAGATAGGAGGAGTAGCATTTGCGTACTTCTTCTAAGGTTGGAAAGCGGAGAAGATTTATTTTAAAGTCTTCAATGTCAAGAGTTGCGTAGACAGGGCCGGGGAGCCAGCGTCTTGCGTTTTCAAGAGTTGCGTCATCAAAGTGAGCATGTGGGAGAAACAGTTTGTAGATATCAAAGCAGAAGGAGTGGAAGGTTCTGTCTTTGCCGGGTGAAGCATAGGCGAGGCCAACGGCGCGAAAGGATTGCGTGCGTTCTTTTAATCCGTGTTCGGGATAGCAGAGTTGAGCAACCATTTTGTCGATGGGTCGGATGGGGTGTCCGAAATTGCATTGGTAAGAGAGTGTTTCAATTTTATTTCGCATTGTAGTTATGACGGATTTCGTTTTAGAAAGGGTCATGTTGTATCGATGTTTGGCGTATCTTTCAAGGAAAGAGATGAAGGCGTGGAGCCTAGCGATGGGCCAGTTTGTGAAACCAGAATTGTCATCACCGAGGACGAAAAGAAGAATTTCTTCAATTTCGGAGTCAGAGAATCCAAATTCGATCATACCATCAATTAAGAGGTAGAGGTTACAGACGGAGTCGATGTATTGGGTGGTGAAAATGCCAGAAGGGACACCTGCGTGTAGGCGTTTGTAGGCATATCCATCAGCGGATAGGAAAGTCATATTATTATAGAAAAGGTGAAGGAAGTGGAGCATGTTGTCCATTCGTTTGTAAAGCTTTTCGGGAGTGAGATCGGGATAGGTAGGGTATTCGTATGTCGGGGCGTAGCCGTGAGAGATAACGATGAGGGAGCGAGCAAAATCAGTAAAGAAAATGTCAGTAATGACACGTGGTAGTGATTGATCGTAGCCAGACCAGTCTATGGTGAAAAAAGATTGATATGCTTGTGCGAGATGGTCGAGACGGTGGTTAGAGCCACGGAGGGTTTCGAGTCCATACATTATACAGCATGAGGGTTTTCGGGCTTGTACAGTTAGCGGGAAGAAGAGCATTACTTCAAGAAGAAGAAAAATTTCGTCAACTGCGTATACAGGTCGTACTTTTAGGGTTTTTTCACGATCAGAGATATGATTGCGAGTAAATAGGAGTGTCGGGTGGTCATTAAAGAATGAGTTAAGTTTGGAGACTAAGAGAAGGGTAGATTCGTCAGTCATTGAATTTTCGTCAGTTGGAAGATCAAAGTCAAATGGGAGTCCAGTTTGTTTGATTTTATGAACGATGATTCGAGCATAATCTAATGTTGCGTTTAGGTAATAGCCTTTGGAAGTGGGTTTGTGGGCGTATTCAGAAGGATGTGAATAACGGGCGTGGGCTTTCTGTTTGTAAGAAAAGCGGTTGAAGTAACCGGTTCCAGTTGAGAGGGGGAGTTTGGCGTATTGAGTGTCAACGAAGTGAATCGGGAGGTAGGGAGTGGCATCGAGAAATCGGTAAATGTGTTTGAGGACATGTTTTTTCCGGAGTTCTGGGATTGGGAGGGATGGTATCTGTGGTTTGTTAAAATCACGGAAGGTAGCATCAGTGGTGCCAGCGGGGCGGCAGTATTTATTGACATATGGTAGGTATTCGGGGTATTTTCGAAGGAGGAGATCGTAGATACGTGGGTCGAGAGGAGGGCCATAGTCTATGTCACCGGGGAGGTAGGATTCGGCGTTGTCAGCAGTAAGGTCGGGAGCGAGGGGACGGGATGTCTCAGGGTTTGGGTGGACGACACGAGTAGTGTGGAAAAGTTCGGGAACAAGGAGGAGTCCAGGGGCGGGAAGGCGAGATTCACGGGGCGGGGATGGATCATTTAGAGGAATGTGAAGTTCGAAAGGTTCGAAGCGTAGGTTATTCGTGTTTTGGAATGATTCAGTGAGTGCGGAGAATTCAGCGTTTAGCTGGAGTGTTTGTTCATGATCAGAGTTTCGGGTTTTTACGAGATGATAGAGACGTGTAGTGTCACTGTCTTGGTTGTGTAAAAGGGTGAGGTCGGGATCTTGAGAAGCGGATTGGAAGAGTTTCCATTCGGTGCGGAGTCGGATGATTCGTTCGGCGAGGTAGTTGCGGAGAGTGTTAAAAGGCATTGCGACAGGATGTGATAGCAAAGTTTTGAGGCTTGTTTT